ACTTATACTGCCAAAGGTGATGAGGCTGATAAGGTTAAAAGGTCTAAACTAGGTATTGTGACACATACTCAGTATCATGGTAACGATATTAGTTCCATGAAGGCTGATCCACATCCCGATTTACATAACTTCAAACAACATCCTGACGTTTGGCAAAAATCACCAAACCACGATACAAGACAAGTTCATTACTCAGATAAAGACCAAAATGAGTTTATGAAGCACATGAATGCTGCGGAAAAGATTCACAAAGCACATCCTGATATGTACAACCATATCGCAACAAGTCACATGGGTGAAACAGGTCATCTAAGTACATATATCAATCATACAGTTCGTACAGGTGAAGAACCTGATACTGAAGGATTGAAGAAACATATTACTGACAAATATAAGAAAGCTGCAGCTAAGTTAAAAACTCCTGCTGGTGTGGTTAAAAGAGAAAAAGAAGCTGAACCTCACGTGAAACATATTGAAGCTAATAAAACACATTATGATAATCTATTAAAGATGCACAGTCATTTACAAAAAGCAAAGAATAAATTAGTGGATGTATTACAACATCACGAAGGTGGTTTGGAACATCATATCGATGGTAAGAAAACTGGTCCAGAAGGATTCGTTGTTAACCATGCAGGTGAACCAACTAAATTAGTTAATAGAGCCGAATTCGCAAGAGCTAATCTACTTAAAGTCAGAAAATGAAGTCATTCCTACAGATTATTGAAGAAAAAGAAGCAAAAGAGAAACATGCGGTTATGGCTTTTGGCCGCATGAACCCTCCAACTACCGGTCACTTGAAACTAATTGACAAGGTACGTGAAGTTGCTGCTAAACATAAATCACCACATACTGTTGTTGTATCTCATTCACAAGATGCCAAAAAGAATCCACTTTCTGGTGAACAGAAGATTAAACATCTAAAGAGATATTCTCCAGGTACTCATTTTGAAACTTCATCTAAAGAACATCCAACTATTCTACACCATGCAGCTAAACTACATGCTCAAGGTGCAGACCACTTGCACGTTATTGCAGGTTCAGACCGTGTTAAAGAAATGCATGCTTTATTACACAAATACAATGGTGTAAAAGCAGGCCATGGTCATTATAAGTTCAAACACATCACAGTACATTCAGCAGGTCATCGTGATCCTGATGCTGAAGGATCAGAAGGTATGTCTGGTACCAAGATGCGTGAACATGCTAAGAATAATGACTTTTCCTCATTCAGACAAGGTGTTCCACACCACGTTAAAGATGAACACGCAAGAGAATTGATGAAAGATGTCCGCAAAGGCATGGGTTTACATGAGAGTTATACACATGGTCACCACAAAGCTATTTTTGTGACTGGTGGTCCAGGTTCTGGCAAAGATATCGTTTTACGTGAAGCTATTGCAGAATCTAGAGCAGTAGAATTTAATTTTACTCAAGTGTGTGATGTCCTTAACGACAAACACAAGTTGGCCATGAAGTCTATGAATCCAAGATTCGAGGCAGTAAGGACTCGTGGTCCATTAATCATCAATGGTCCTGCTGATGACTTAGAAAGAATTGGTTACGTCAAAGAAGAACTAGAAGAACTTGGTTATGAAACCATGATGATTTTTGTTGACACAACCAACAGAGTGAGTAAAGAACGCAACTCTCTTTTGACTAGAATGATGGAAGAATCTGTCCGTCAAAACAAATGGGAAAAAGCACATAAGAATGTTCAAAACTTTACAGAACTATTTGAAAACTTTGTAAGATTTGATAATAGCAATAGTTTAGAAGAAGAATCAGAAGAAATAACAGATTTATATAAGGAAACATCCAGTTTCTTGGGTGAATCTGTATATAACGAATCTAACAGATTCTTAAATTTATATGAAGAAAAGAATGCTAAGAATATCCAAAAGGATAATCTGAGAAGCAAAGGTTTGAATGTTATTAAAGATAATAACAGTCCTATAATGCAATATGCAGCTAAGTTAGGTAAAAGAGATGATGTCCGTGATGGCGATATCAAACAAAATACTAATTACATAGCTAGGATTGGTGGCGGTAATACATACACAGAATCCACACCTACGTTGACAAAGAATCCAGAACCAAAAGAAAATCGTTTCAACATGGATGCAAATAAAGAAAGATTGCGTAAAAATGGCAATAGGTCTTTAAGTGTATCTAAAGTGGGCGCATCTGATGGTGTTGGTTCTACATTTGACTCCAGAGCAACTACAGGTGCCGCTGGTGCTGGTCTAGGAGACCAAACATATAGAGAAGCAACAGAATTTAGTAATGACGATGTTGCAGATTTTTCAGCTAAACCTAGAATGGTCAGTCCTAATCCATTAGCTGAAAAGAAAAAAGGTTTGAAAAAATTTAGAGAATCTATTTTTGATTTTGGATTATCTGGTGAAGCGGGAGTTAGCGGAACAACAGGTGGTGCAAGCAATAAAGAACCTCTAGAATTGCCAGCGGATAAGTATGGACAATCGGGTATAACTATCAAGAAAAAGAAAAAGACAGGAGCAAAATAATGTTTACTAAATCACTAGTATCTCAGGCCTTAATTGATGCAACAAAAGCAATTATGGAAGAAGATGAAAAGAAAAAAATGCTTTTAGAACCAGAATTAGATGAAACTGGTTTCCATAAAGCAGCACATGCTGCTAGAAAAGCAGGTCAATCACACTTTGAGTTCCAAGGTAAAAAATATCCTGTTACATCACAACCACATTCAGAAGGTATGGAGCCACCTGAAAAAATTGGTGGTCAAGTTCTAAAGAAACATGATAACAAAGCTGCTGCAAAAGGACATTCTGCTGTAGTTCGTCCAGTTGAAGAAGAAGATGAGAAAAAATCTTCTAATCCTTTTGATGTATTAAAAGGAAAATATGTAAGTCAATTACCTAAGAAAAAAGGTGAATTGACAGGACATGAACACAAGAAAACATCTACTGGTGATGTATACACTAAGAAGTATAAAAAAGATCCAGAAGATATGAAAGAAGAATCTCATCCTGATGAGAAAGAAGACAAAGCATTAGTTAAGAAAATGGTTAAACCTTCTGCTCTAAAGAAAGAAGAAGAAAAAGAAACACATTTGTCTAAGCACTCAATGACAAATGAAAAATATGTGACACCTCCAGAAGCAAGAAAGATTGCTGACCAAGAAGTTCACAAGCACGAAAAGAACATGCACAAAGGTAAGAAAGAAACTAAATTGGGTGAAGAAGAAGAACGCCACATGACTGATGCCGAGATGAAAAAACGTGAGCACATTGTTAAGTCAATGAAAAAAGGCATGAAAGGTTTCAAAGACCGTTATGGCGACCGTGCTAAGAATGTAATGTATGCAACTGCTACAAAGCAGGCCATGAAAGAAGAAGTTGAAGACTTGTTTGAAGATGTTGAATACAAAAAATCACATGGTATGCATGACCATCCTGATACTATTCAAGTTTTACATGCTTACCACAAAGGCAAGAAAATGGGTCATATTGAAGAATATCACCACATGGATGCTACAGGTAAACACACAGGTAAAACAAGATGGGCTGCACATCACTATCACTCAGGTGATGAAACTGTTGGACACCGTACTGCTGAAGAAGCAAGTGGCCACTTAATGGGTTGCCACGACAAACATTGCAAAATGATGAAAGAAATGGGTTACCATAAAGAAGAATATTATGCAGAAGACATCGGTGGTATCTCTACAATTTCTGAAAAGAAAAAAAAAGTGGAGATGAAGGAAGATGAACACGTAAGAGTTGATGGTGAAACAGATATGAACACAAAGACTGTTGATGGTCTACGTGGTCGTATGAAAGTTCCTGCTTCTTATCACAACAAAACAAAATCATATAAAGTTGGTTTGACTGTTGGTGAAGAAGTTGAGATTGAAGAAGATATGAAAGGCACTTTGAAAAAGATTGGTAGTAAAGTTCTTGACAAATTAGGCCATGGTTCAGATGAAGATATGATTAAAGATTTGGCTAAGAAAACTGGTGTTAAAGATGTCAATGTAAAGCCGATGAAAAAAGAATCTGTTGATGCCACAGATTACAATCCAAAAAGTCAAGGTGGAACAAGAAAAGAATTGTTATCAAAATATTCTAAGTCTGGAGATCCTAAACACGCAGAAGCTGCTAGAAAAGCAGGTGCAACACAATCTGAATTAAAAGCTGCAAGAGGATTAGATAGTATGTTTGGCCATCGTGGTGGTGTAGATAAACTTGCAATCAAAAAAGAAGAAGTTGAAGTCGATGAGACATTCAAAGGTCCTGAAGCAGGTTCTGGTACAGGTGACCATCCTTTCGTGACTAATGAAAATTCACCAATGAAACTAGTTAAAGATTTAGCTAAGAAGTCTTACAAAAAGATTAAGCAAGAAACAATGATGGGTAAAATTGCTGGTGGCATCTAAAATGAAAGCTAAAGATATTGTAAAATCTGTTGCTAAAAAGACAGACCTAACCGCTGCAAAAACTGGAAGTGATCCTAGAGATGGGTGGTCTTCCAGTGGTGCAGGCGGTGGTATCGCTATTCCTGAAAATGTAACATCAAGACGAGCAGATATACTAAGTAAGTATTACAAATCCAAAGGTTGGAATGTAAATTATATTAGTAAGAATAAAAAAGTTGCTCAATCTAAAAAAGGTGATTATGAAAAATGGAAACGTGACCATGGAATTTATGAAGATGAAGTCAATGAAGATTTGACAACAAAATATAATGGTCCACATACTGGAGCTCCAGAAACACGTTCCGAAATTTCTAAATCTCCAACTCTAAAAAGAAAACGTCAGTTAGACCAAGCTGCAGCACATTATGCAGTAAAACCACCGGCAGGAACCATGAAACATACAATGGCCAAAGAAGAAAATTTAGATGAAGTGTCACTTGGTGATTATAAAGAAAAAGCTAAGGCACAAGTCAAAGAATTAAAACCACACACTAAAGGTGAGTATGGTGATATCGTTAAACGTGCAGTAAAACGCCGTGAAAAAGGTTTGGTTATGGCTGCAAAACGTGAAGAAGTTGAAGTCAATGAAGTTTCTTCAGAATTACTCGGCCGTTATAAAGAGAAGGCTAAAAAGTCTGCTGATACATTAACTGCTGCAGGTAAACACAGACAAGCTGCTGACCGTCACATGAATGTGATGAAGGCTACTGGTAAACAGATGGCCCACACAATATCTAACTTGAAAAAGTCATTAAAACAAGAAGATAATTTTGGTGATCCAAAGGCTGCCTCTGAAGCACCTTTCGATATGGGTAATACACCTAATCAAGTTGCACCAAAGAAAATGTCCAAAGCTGCATCAATGGTCAAAGAGATTTATGCTAAGCATAAGTTGAAAGAAGATATGTATGATTGGGAGAAAGACCAAAAGGACGCAAAGCCTATGGGTAAGAAACCATCTATGCAAAAAGTTGACGGCAGTAACGAATTAGGTGATAAAAAGCCAAAGGCTCGCATGGTGTTAAAGGGTGGAACAACCTTGACAGGCGAAAAGAGAGACACGGTTGAAATTGATCCTATGTTGAAAAATCGCACAGCGATGCCAGATTATAAAGATATGGACAAGAAAAACCAAAAACCACAAGAACAATAATAAGATAAATAGGTAGATTACCTCATCAAGGAGACTTAAAAATGCCAGCATGGTCAAATACAGACGGACACAACGCAAAACCAAAGTTTGACGTTGAACGTGAAACAAGAGATGTAGTACAACTTTCATTAGGCTCACCAGCTTATGTTGGAAACACTACAATTACACTAAGCTATTCTGACGGAATTTCTGTCGCTAACGGCGGCTCTAATGTAGCAAACGTAGGTGTTGTTGCAGGAGATTACGTTTATTTTTATCCTAACGGAGTTGGTGCACCAGGCGGTACAACAGGTAACGGCTATCCTGGTATGTTCTTCTCAAATAATACTGTACAATCCGTTTCAGGTAATGTAGTAACATTAACTGCTGCTGTTTTTGCTAACAATGCAGTTGGTACAGTTATTGAATTTGATAAAGCAATTGCTTATCCTGCAGCAAAAACTGTTGAAAAAACATACAATCAAGATACAGTTTTGGTGACAGCAACTCGTCATGCTAATAATTCAGTTGCAGTAGGTAACATAAACTTAGGTTGGAATCATATTCAAAAGAAAACTAATAACGATGGTTCAGTTCGTTATATTACTGAAACATTAGTAGCATTAGCAAGTCCAGCAGCATCAAATACATATTCCGGTAATACAAGCTGGGGTACCGCATTTACTGGAGTTTAATATACTCTTTTTATAATGTTTGATGATTTGAATGAAGACAATTTCGTGATGTATGCAGTTAAATGTTATACATCACCTAGTTGCTTAATGTCTGAGTTTGAAGGTGACCTTAAAAGAACGAAATACTTAAAAAGATTGTTTCGTAGATATAAGGCCACCAAAGTTATAAAAGAACGTTTGATACTTAACCATATCATACTTTTGAATAACGTATTTGGATTAGAAGCGACAGCCAGAATATTATTCTTCAGGATAGACGAAAAAGACTATGATGCATTAAAGACTTTCTTAGTGTATTTGAATCTCCTTCCAAGTGAAGTAAAAGGTATAAGAGGTAAAACAATAGTAACAGATGTCATACCAGTTGACATGAGAATAGCAGAAATACTGAGGAAAATATGAAATCATTCACTACTTTTAGAACAGAACAGATTGTAGAAGATAAAGATCCAGAGTATTCTGATCCTTATATGGCTGTCAATCAACTGCGTACAATCATGCACAATGCACAAGAAATGATTGATTTGATTGACGACAAAGCTGATTTGCCTGAATGGGTTGAATCTAAGATTACATTGGCTGAAGATTACATTATGACTGTTGCTAACTACATGAGAAGCGAGATGAAGAAATGAAATCATTCAATCAATTAAGAGAAGAAACGAAATCATTGAGAACCAGCAATCCATGCTGGACAGGTTATCATCCAGTTGGTACAAAAAAGAAGAATGGTCGTACAGTACCTAATTGTGTACCAGAAGAAGTTGAAGAAATCTTTGATGAGATTGAAGAACTATTCATGGAAATTGCAGAAGTAAATGGCATCGATCCCGAACAAATTTGGGAAGACTTTGAAGATGTATCGGATGAAGAATTGTATGAGACTGCTGCATGGCGCAGAAAAGAAGGCAAAGACCCTAAAGGTGGTTTGAATCGTAAAGGTATTATGTCATACCGTAGAGAACATCCAGGTTCTAAGTTGAGTATGGCTGTTACAACTAAACCATCAAAACTAAAACCAGGTTCTAAGGCAGCTAATCGTAGAAAATCATTCTGTGC